AGCTGCATCAATACCCATTGCAAACTTTTGAGCTAGGTTTCTATAATTTGATTCGTAAGGAACATACATAGGAAACTCTGCACCTGTTTCAAATAATGCACCATAATTAGTGGTGATACAATATAACCCTGCAGCCATACACTCTAATAAAGATATACAAAATGTTTCTTCAAATATACTTGGATAAACATACATATGATATTTATGTAAATTATCTTTTATATAACTGTTTGGTTTGTACCCTATATAATTAACGTTTGGTAATTTATGTGCTTGTTCGTATAATTTTATATAATTATGATTATTTTGTTGATAAAAATCTTTACCATATATTTCACAAGAAGAATAAACATCTAAAGTTACTAACGGATTTTTTACTAACTGCATAGCACCTAGTAATACAGACAAACCTCTCCATGGTGTATTTTGATGTATAATTCTTATAGGCTCACCTTTTTCATACGGCTTAGATTTTTGTATTCTGTCTATACCATTTTTAATAACTACTGATTTGTGAGTAGGTATATCAAAGTGATCTCTAAAATGTTCGTAGTTCCAATGACTGTTAAATACATACCAGTCATATTTATTATGATTAGATTTATCTTTAAACCAATGATATAAATTACTTTGATCGTAAGAATTTTTTTGCCAAAGAATATTTACTTTTGTAGGATGTAAAGGAATCTTTTCAGGTACAGATGTACATATCTGTACTTCATCTAATAATTTTGAATCGACATATCTTGTTAAATAGTCGAATTGTAATTCAGTGCCACCTCTAGGTTTTTGGTTTATTGTCATCTTTACTCATTACTTTCTGCATTATGTCTAAGCCTTTCGGAGAAACCTGCACAGTTACATCCTGTACTATATCAGGTCCTTCTTTCTTTTCTTTAAACGTTTCACCAGTTTTGGTATTACGCCACGTAGTTATCGTAGTGCAATCTATTTTATATATATTATCCGTTTTCATTCTCTCTGTTTATTAAAGCGTAACTTATTACACCTTGTATTTTACTACTTCCTGTAGCTGCTTGTACTGTTATAGCATCTCCTGCTTCTAAATTCAAGCCTTGTGGTGTTGCATTTACTTGCGTCTTAGCGGCTACATCACTTCTAAAAAATTCATATTCAGTACTCGAATCAGAAGAATCTACTAAATTCATGTTTACTAAAATAGCTGATGACGCATCATTATTTGCACAATACACACTCTTAACTATAATTGTGCCATCAGTAGGACAAGTAAGCGCGGTTGTTTTGCTTGTATCAACTTGTTTAAAACCTTGATTTTTATAAAAAATACTCATGATAAAAAGTAATTAAATGCATCCTGTTCGTTTTTTAAATCTTGTTGAAAAGAAAAATTAAGCTGTTGTTGTAAAGTATTTAAAGACTCTAGTATCTGTCTTTGATTTTCTACATCATACTCAGGCTTTGGTTCAGGTATATAGTTTGTAACTTTTGCCATTATACTATTCCATAATACTTTCTTACATCTTCTAATGTTGCAGGGTCGTTTGGATCATCCTCTGATTTAATAGTATCTAATATAGCTTCATCACCTAAAACATCTAACATTCCTCTTCTTTTATCTAATAATTCTTTTTGTTTTTTTGTTAATCCAACGACTAAATTATTAGCAGGTAGCATACTTGTAGAAGTATTTGGCGGTGTGCCTTGTTTTATACTATCTATTGCGTTTTTAAATTGTTCAAATGTTAAAGGTTGTGGTGGGGCATCAATTAAATATTCTCCATATTGTTGTTCTACCTCATTATCTTCATTATTAGAATCATTAACAGTTGGTGTAGTAATCAGTGATTCAATACCACCAAACGCAGGGTTATTTGAATAAGTAGGCATAGTCTTTCCATAACCTCTTAATTTGTCTCTAAACTCTTCTAATGTTTTTGAAGATTTAAATTTATCAAATACGTTTGGTGCTGATGTAATACCTCTTGATAAAAAACCTAATACTGGATTGATAAGTCCTAATATACCACTTAATATAGTACCTCCAAGACCACCTAGTTTTTGACCTAAAGTAGGTTGTAATGATTTTAAATTTTGATTAAATAAATTTTTACCATATGTAGAAAACTGACTAACCGAACTTCTATCTGGACCTGTATCAATAAAGTTTGTTATGTTTCCAGTGGTTTTTTGTGGACCAGTATACTGAGACAGGATCCCCCTTTCTCTATTAGTATTCTGATTTCCTTGATTGCCGCTTGTATTACTAGATGTTCCTGTACTAGATGTTCCTGATGGGCTACCACCATATTCTCTACCAGAAACATCGCCTTCATCAGAACCTATTCGAAAATTTTTTCTATATGCAATTCTTTTATCTATCATTATCTTCTTCCATCCGGTTGTGCATCCAATCTAAAGGTTCCGTATCTCCAAGCTTCACCTGTAGATGTATTAGCTATTTGAATAGCTACTAATCGACCTCTAGCTCGAGTGTCTATCTTATCAGTGGTTGAAGTAATTGTAAAGGGACCAAGAGGTGACCCTACCGGAGCATTATCTGGATAATCATTTAAAAATAATGTAACCGTAGAATTACCACGTAAATATTTAAAATCCGGTATAAATCTTTTTACCGACATAAAGAACTCTCCATCTCCTTTATAATCTGCTACACCTGTCATCTGTCCTAGTGGACTTCTCCTAGATGTAATATCCCAATCTCCAGATTTAATAAAAGCATTAATAGATGTAGTACCACTACTATTAACCTGATCGTCTCCTAATTCATGAGCGTAATAGATAGAGGCTCCATATAAATTAGTTATACCAGATATGTTATCAAAAACTGGTGTTGCTGTTGAATCATAATCAGTTGCATAAGGTAAACTATATACCCCTTGGTCCTGATAACTTGTTCTATCTAATGAGGATGTTGTAAATACGTTTTCGGAATAATTATAAGTTACACATCTATCAATCTGCGTTGAACCTGATTTAGGATAAAACCAATTAATTTCTGTAAATAAAGCATTTGGTGAAGAATAAATTATATCACTTGCATTATAGTTAACACCTAAATTAGTTCCATCAGTGCTGAATACAAAGTCTTCTACTAAACACGGTAGTGATTTTACTGTACCATCAAATACAAAGAATCCTCCTTCAGCTGACATCCACCACACAGCACCATTTGCATATGACACAGCTTTAGGTCCTATACATCCACAGTTTGTACCAACCTGCCTTACAGAAAAAATAAAAGGTGGACCTACGAATTGAATTACATAAGCTGCTTGATCAGTTATACAAAAGACATAATCTTTACCTTGTATAGCAGCTACAATTTTGTTTCCTGTATCTAACCTAAATGTACCGGCCGTGTTGGTAGCTGATGGTGCATAAGTGTTTAAATCTTCTTGATTAGAAAATCTTACAAACATCGGATCTTGTGTTAATGAATCACCAACAGTTGTCTCTGTACCAAAATGAAATAGGTGTCTATCCCTATCAGATACTAAAGTTAATCTTGATTTAGTTGGATTGTTAGTCGTATTAAAATTAGTTGTAGTTTGAGATGCTCGAATAGCTCTAGGCGCAGCTGCCCCTGCATTCCATGTAAATGTTCTACCATTAAACACTGTTGCAACTAATACTTCTCCAAAGTTATCAAGGCTCCAGTTTCCTGGATCTAGAATCACATTACTTGTTGTTCTAGCTGTTCCCCATGTCCCTGTGTTCCATTGATACGTACCCCATCCATAACCAGCTGTTTGAAACGTAGGTCCTACTTGTTCATAAGGAACAATGCTAGCTGATCCAGAAGCAGATGCAGCTCCACTTGCATTAACTCTCATTTGAATTGTAAATGTATCACTGCTAGGCACAGTTAATATTTCAAAAGCCCCTGTGGTAAAATCTGATGATACATATCCTGTAGGTGCTATAACACCTGTAAAAGTTACGTATCTTCCTTTTTCTAAACCATGCCCTGCTTTGTTAACAGTTACGTTATTTTGACTTGAAAAAGTATCAAAGGTTGCTCCAGTGATAGGTGTTGCTAAAGGGCTAATGTCATAAAAAGCTCCTTCGTAATATAAAAATAATCCTTGTGATGTTCCAATAGCTACATATTTTTCACCACCAAAACTAGTAAAAGCGTGTTGAGCTCTAGCTACCCCAGGTAATGTTTCTTGAGAATCTGTTAATTGAGACCAACCACCTATTTTTTCAGGTAATCCATATCTAAATCTTACAAAATCTCCATCAACCCATTGGCCTTCAGCTCCTGAATCTGTTGCCTGTTTGTTAAATCCTGGTTTGAAATTAAGTTTCTGTAGCATAACCTCTGTATTATATAGAGTTTTTAAAATTTTGGTAGTCTTATTCTACCACATATTTTTTGGTATTTAAACAGTAGGAAGCCAATTAAAATTTATAACTACCCTTACTTCTTCAATATTATGTTCCATTCTAATTTATCTATTAAATCTTTCAGTTTAACGCTTTTTAATTTATGCTCTATAATATATTGTATTACTTCTTGTGTGTCAATTAATACCCAATTTAGCTTAGTTTCAAGTAGGATTTTATCCGACTTAGATTTAGAAGTAACTCTTTTACCAATTAAATTATTAGGTAGTTCTTTTAAAAAACTAATATCAAATTTTAAAAACTGATTAGATTGTTTTTTTACAATACCTTGAATTTGCCAGTCTTGTTTTTTCTCTTCTTCCGTAGCCCAAGTTACAGAAGTTAAATACTTATTTACGAATTGAGTGTACATGAAAATTAAAAGAAATAGATATTCTTTCTTTTGTGTTTTTATTTCTAGTTACAAAATGTTCTAAGGTAGATGGAAATAAAATAAACAATCCTTCTCTAGGTTGTATCCAATATCTGTTACTTACATATTGATTAATAGGATATTGAAAAACAATTACCCCTGCATCTTTAGGAACGCTTACATAATACACCCCTGACACTTGAGGAGATTTTTCTAAATTATTTACTGTAGCATGATGATGTAAATTAGTAGAATGATTTTTATCATGTATGTGTCCCCAGAATTGATCTAGTATTAGATTGTTTTTATATTTTGAAAAATATTGTTCGTTAATATTATTTAACATTTTTTCTAATTCTGGATGAGTAGGAATATCAGAATCTTCTGATAAAGTGTCAGTAATATCTTTTCCCCTGTCTCTGCCAATATAATGTTTATATTTCAAACAATGTTTTTTTAGTATTTTATTATTAACATTTTTTATCTCACCTATTTCTATAGCGGTTTTAGTAAGTATTAATTCATCCATTATTTAAATCTAGGTCCAGTTAGCCAAGCAACTAATGAACATCTCTCTCCTTTAGTTACTGGAGTCACTTCATGCATAACATAAGATGGAAATAAATAAACATTACCTATTGTTCTATCTAGTTTTATTGGATTATCATCTACGTAAAGATGAATATCTCCTCCTTCATATTTTTTTGGATCAGTTAGTTGAACAATTAAAGATAGTTTTCTTACACAACTATTAAGACTCTTATCAATATGTTTTCCATACTTACCTCCAGGTGCTTTATATTGTGTAAATTGTATAGCCTCTCCAAAACCATATAAATCAAACTTAAAATATTTATTATTAATCTCAGTTACAATATCTGTTAGTTTTTTATATGTTTCTCTTAATTCTGAATCAGGTGTCAACCAAGCAACTTTACTTTTTCTTAATTTAAGATTTTTTTTATTTTCTTTTCCAACGTAAGCATCTCGTAAAGATTCAGATTTAGCATGTTTTATTATGTGTTGACATTCTTCTTTAGAAAAAGCCTGACTATAATAAGCCCAATTTTCTGTAGTATCAGATTCTAAAGGCCATATTGAAGA